AAATCCCAGTACCCGCTGTCAAAACTACGGTTTGGTCAGGAGCAGTATTGGTAATATTTAAAGTGCCGCTGGTAGTAATAGGGCTGCCAGTTACAGAAATACCCGTTCCAGCAGTTGCCGCCACAGAGGTAACCGTTCCTAATGGGTTTGCTGCCCAAGAAGAATTAGTGCCATCCGTTGTCAGGTATTTACCTGTATTGCCTGTTTGACTAGGAGCAAGGGCATTAAAAGCGTCTGTTGCTGTAGCCTGACCAGTACCACCATTGGCTACAGGGACAGTTCCTACTAAATCATGCGAATCGTTCCAGTTAGACGGCTGGACAATCGTAGGATCGCCAGCGTCAGGAATGGCACTTACAAACTTATGCTTGACTGTAATAGCCATATTATTGAACTCCGATTATTTTACCGTCTTGTCCCCGTACTACCTGTTTAGGTCTATTGTGGTTTTCGTTGATGGTATTTACCAAGTCAGTTAAGGCTAATGTCATTTGGGCATTGCCTTGTCCAATAGCGTCTGCGATAGGTTGCATAGGGTGTTGCATGGATTGTGCCATAGCTTCTTCAGATAAATAAGCTTGCTCACCACTAGATTCATCAGAGCCAATACGGGCAACTTCGATCTTCGCACCGTTGTTGATGTGAGCTAACAAGACCTGAGTATTGCGCTCTGTATTCATCTTCATCTGTGCTACTTTCATATCCATTTCGGCTTGCTGACGGTTACGCTGATCTTCTAATTGGAATTTAAGCTGGTTCTCTTGGGCCTGATACTCTTGCTTGGCTTTCTCAAGTTCCATCTGCATCTGCATCTTTTGTTGCTCAAACTGCATATCTTGTTGTGCTTGCGCTTGTGCAGCCTGCATCTTAGCCTGCTCCAATTGCATAGTCATCTGCATTTTTTGCATCTCAGGTGTAGGCGGTTTAGGCTGACCCTCATTAGCTTTGGCTTGCTGACGGAATTTATCAGCAGTTTCGTCAATGATTCCCTCAAGTCCTTTGCCTGCTTTAAATGCTGTTACGGCAAATTTAAGCATCTCCATGAGCATTGGTGTCATCTCAGGTACTTGCGTAGCCAATGGTACGGCTTGCTGGAAGAATCCACCCATAGCTTGTAAGAACTCCATACGATTTTGCTTTTCAGCCTGCTCGTCTTGGAAGATCATTGAATCGCTAGTAACCTCAACACGGAAATTCTTGGCACATTCGTCACGCAATAAGGCTAAAGCTTGTGGGATATATTGTTTATCCGTATCGCTTAGTTGCATTGCACCACTAATCTTAATGATGGTGTCATCAGTAAAATGGTTACAAATGATCTGCGCTTTGATCGATAGTATTTCTGTGGCAAAGTCTACAACTGCGTGTTGCATAGTTTTTAAACGACCAGCAGCATTGTTAGATTTAATGATCTGTGCGCCTAAAGTTTCGTTAGGGTCAGTCTGTCCACGCTGAATATCAGCGATACCCATAATCTCGTAGATTTGACCTTTAACTTGCTCCATAGCCTGATAAGCCATCTGCAAAGCTGCTGCGATTGGGGCAATATCTACAAGGTTAATAGCCCCTTGCATACCCTGTTTTTCAGCAAATGCACCCCAGTTCTTAACTGGAATAAGGGTGTTGTTCTCTCCTTCAGAAAATAGTCTTGCAAGGCTTGGTTCAGCAGCGTCATAAACTCCCCGAACTTTCAGGGCTTGAATAAATCCATCGATGCGGTCAGCCAATGTATCTAGTTGTCTTGCTTGGTCTTGGTAAAGCACAAAGTCAGGGATAGGCTCAAGCTTATCGCTAGTCAATGTGGCATATAAAGGTTTAGGGCATGGCCAAAAGTTTTCTAACTCTAGTGGGTCAGGTCTGACATCAAGGATTTCACCCATTGATTTAGATAGCCAAATGACATCACCGCTAGTCTTACACCATATCTCGTATACACAAGCTTCGGATGCGCCTTCGCCCATCTTCTCGTTGTAAGTCTTTGAATTGTCAGGCTTTGTATCTAATGGAATACGCCCACCTAATTCTTCGCCAAAGCGTTCAACAAGGGCAGGTCTACCCATATAGACTTTACGCCATACTGCGGTTACTTCTTCCCATGTACGACCAATAGTATGACCAAAGTCACGCCAGTAAACATAATCAACAGGGGCGCACTCATACTCAATACGCTCTTGATCTTCTTGATGGATGCCACCTTCGGTTTCTGCTTCATCTATATTGCTAGTAACTTCAAAACCATCTTCAGGTACATCAGCACCTTCCATCTCATCTTCTTTAGCTTTACCAACGATGTGTGGCTCATAACGAACCCAGCTAGTACCACGCCCACCAAGTAAGCGATCTTGTACCGATTGGTTCATAGCGGACTTGTAATCACCGTAATGGGTAATCTCGTAGTCCAATGCTCTTTCAAGCATCATTGACGCTACACGGGCTATTGGATCATTGTCACGAAACCTGCGGCTGACATCAGGGCGTGGAAGTCTTGCAAAGATAGCTGGGGTAATGGTTTGTACATTGCTCCATAGGATATTGAACTTAGCATTAGGGTTGTTCCTAGTGCGGCTGTCATCCCTAAATCGTTTAATGATTCTATCTGTACGGCCTTCCCACTCTTTGTAGCTACGCTCATAACTTGCTATACAAGTGTACCAATCGGTATATGTATGATCCATAGTAAATCCTTAAGTGAAATTGCCTACAGCAAATACTGTTGCGCCTGCGCCAGTAGTAATTTTCCAAGCCCCGCTTACTGATACAGCACCAATATCAATGTTATATACGCCAATTGGAGTGCTTGCAGCAACTAATGGATAAGATGTTGCACCATCTAAAAGTGATACTGTGCCTGTAAGAGAAACGCTTACGGTAATGATTAAACGCTGTAATGTATCTCCTACACCACCAGTAACGCCTAAAACTTGAGCAGTCTGTGATGCCGCTACGGTTTCGTAGAATGTGCCAAATGGTTGATTTACGCCTGACATGATTAAATCCTTTTAAAAGTTGATTTGGGGGTTTGTTTCCATAATTCGTTTAGGCTGACATCGGTTTGACCGACATGAAGTCCTTTGATGCGGTCATCTTTAAGGATAGGGCTATCCTCATCTTTCCATACGATTGATAGATAACGGAAAGCATCAGCAGAGTGACTTGTCCAATCGTGTTTGGGGCGATCCCGAAATACTTTCTTATCATCATCCCATTCCCTTTGATATTGACGTAAACATTCGATACCTTCTTCGCATCTATTATCAAACCAAGTGCGAGTTAATGCAAGCCTTGATGCTTGTATTCCATCCTGAAGTGATAGGTTTGGAACAATTTTAAGATGTTTTATGTCAATTTTTGTCGCAAATTGTTCGATTATGCTCTTGCCACCACTAGCCATAGTTTTTGCTCTAGCGTCATGGGGTAGGTAATGGTAGCCATATTTATACCCAAACTCATCTTCTTTTTGGGCAATCAATCCTGTATAGAATGGTACAGCCTGACCGTTAGATGAATGGTGATCTAGCACCCGTATTTCCCCGTACACCACCTGAAACCACCAAATAGATGTGGAATCATTAAATCCCAAATCCCAAGCAGTATGGCAAGGGAACATAGGATCGTAATCAACGGTAGTAATACGCTCCATATCCGTGATCCTACGCATCTCTTGTCCATAGTACGCTCCAATAATGGCTGCCTCAAATGAGCATAAGAACTCTTGCTCGTACTGATTATCGGACATAGACCGCTGGGCATCTAGTAATTCAGATTCAAGCAATAACCCTGACTGATCTGCCCTTAGTGTCTTGGAATACCAATCAGGATTGTTTTGAGCACTTTTATAGATGTCATAGAATACATTGTGCCCACGGGGAGTCCCTATAAAAACGGCATACCCGTTCCGATCGGCCAAAGCGGGACGAATTATTTCTCCCCATACACGGGGTTTCATATCAGCAAATTCGTCAAGGACGATACCGTCAATATAGTTTCCACGAAGCGTATCAGGAGCATCAGCCCCAAATAAGCGAATCTTAGCCCCATTGTGCAGTTGCACCCATAATTCTGATTGATTAACTTTTTCTAGTGCAGGTGCAGCAAAGCGTAAAAGGTAATCCCAAGCTACTGATTTAGCCTGTGAGTAAAGTGGGCAAAGGTAAAAGTACCTGCCATCAGGCTTACCTTCTCTGATTGCCCGTTTGATTAGGTCATTGATACTGGCTACAGTCTTTCCTGCCCTGCGGTGACAGACTAGGACTGCCCAGCGTTGTTTACGCTTATGGAAATCTTTAAATGCATCCCTGACCTTGTATTCAAACTCATGTACTACTTCACTCATCTTGCCATTTGTAGATGTGAGTTATAGGTGCGGTAGCATCACCAGCGTGTTCTGTTCTAGCTAACTTAGGCACATGGTACTCAGCTACTTGCATAAAGCAATCAAAAGCGACTTTAGGGCCAAGCTTTTCATTCATAGCGATCTCGTCAAGCCATTGTTGGAGTTTGTCTGCGTTACCATCCACGAACTTAGCGATCGCCTCTCTAGCGAGGGCTGTGGACTTATTAGGCGTACCTACAGAGCGACCCCCTGTCTTACTTCTAGTTTTATCTACTTTAGATTCCATACCTTA